CAAAGTCTGGCGCTTCTGTAGGGTCCGGTGTTGGGGTATTGTCTGTGTTAGAGTTATCTGTGCCTGTATCAAAACTAGCATTATTATCGAATATACCACTTAGAATATCATTATCACCTATATACAAGCCTTCATTAGCCTCTACTGGCCCTTCTTCATCTACATCAAAGTCTTCTAGAGTGAAAGGCAAATCCTCCTCTTCTGATTCTCCGCCACTTTCACTGAATAGCTCATCAGGCCCAGATGCAGCATCCCCGTTGCCCATTTGGCCCATCTCCTCCATACGAGCAAAACCTTTCTTAGCTTTGTCTCGGAGTTTCATGAAATACTCTACACCGAAGAACTTGACTACATCAGCTGGGATGACCATCTCGCCTTCACTTAATCTAGCTGGAATGTCATCCCTTACTTCTTCTGGCTTACTGCCAATAGGCACTTCGTTGCCTGATACAGGATCAACTTTCGGTGCTTCTTGCATCATGCTGCTCATTTCGTCATTCATGTTTGTATTCATTCCGCCCTCTGCAAATCCTTTAGAACCTTTTTCTAAGGTGGCAGCTCTTAACTCTGTTAAGCGTTCTTGTGCTAGACCCTCTACCACATCAGCGCTCTGTACAAGTTGATCTAGAAAACCTTTAATGTACTCGTCGCCTTTCATAGTCTTAGACTTCCAGCTCTCAGCCCTCCAGCCGTTAAAGGCGTTTATAGCTTGCAATTCTCCCGCCGTTATTTTATTACTTTTTAATGTCTCACGCCTGTCTTTTATAAAGACCCTTACATGATCCTCATTAACCGTAGACGGATTTGCAATGTAGTCTGTAACTGGAGAAGTATGGGCCATTACATTTTGTTTATTTTTTATACTGTCTCTTTGCAGGATACTATTAAGAATTACATGCTCTACTGCTACCGAAAAGTTCGGGGCAACTCTTTTAGCGAGAATGTCCAGAGCTACGTTACCCTCCCGTGCGGGTATTCCGCCCTCTCGTATTTTGGAAAATGCATGATGCATAGACTCATGAACTAGTGTGTTTACTCTACCATCGCGCCACTTACCTTCATCTGTAAGCTTTTGTCTTGCTTCTTTTCTCGTTACGCCTTCGGCGTTGGTGCCTTCATCGTTGGTATTCATAGTGACAACGCCGCTGTCAGGTGTGTACCACCCCTTCGTTTCACCGTGATTACGGTGATCTACCGCTGCAGCACTAAGTACGTCTATGCCTCTTCCTGTCTTTAAGAGGAAGTTGTTATTTCTATCTGTATCGGTTGCTTCATAGTGTTCTATGCGTTTATTTAGTTCACCTGTATCTGTTTCATTACTCAAGTCCTCCATACCAAAAGCAGACAGAGTGTTTTCCCTCTCTTCCGCGTCCAGCATAAGCTCATTGTCAGCTAGACCTAAAGCAGCCTCTGTTTGGTAGGGGTCTTTAGCTAGAGCGGCCCTTATTTCTTCTTTAGTGGGGGACGACACGCGTTGCCAGCCAGCAGTAGTACGGTCTTCTGGACGAGTCTTAGGTATGGGGGCGCGTTTACTCTCAGGCATTCTTTATCAATTCTAATCTTTTAAGGTCTGCTAAGGCTTTAATGTAGCCCTGAGCATGAGCTACACGTTCCATTGTAGCTGCAGTCTCAAGTGTTCTGTGTTGTGAGTCGGTCATGCATTCAACATACTCTACAAAAGCTGCCCACAAGTTAGGGTTACTGTATAGAGGGCGGAGGCGCTGCTGCACCTCCTGATGGCTGGGCTTGTTGCTGTTGTGGTTGGGCATTGCCTGAGAATCCTTCTTGACCCGGAACATTAGGTGGGCCTACTCCTATAGTACCGCCACCACCTGCGGTTGGTACTTGTGGGTTAGTGCCTGCTGGCGTTTGGTTTGGCTGAGGCTGTTGTTGAGCTTGTTCAGCCTGCATACCTTTGAGAATCTCAGCTTGAAGCAGAGCGTCGTCCATAGAGTTGACAACTTTGTCTGGATCAAGATCAAGAGACTTAGCAAGCTCAGCCAGAATGTGATTGAACTTAGCGAAAGGTGCAAGTACTTGATTGCTAGCAATGCCGAGAAACTGCATCAGTCTCTGACTTCTAACTTCGTTAGCCATCAAGCTCTCAGTGCCTCTAGCTCTTACCTCTAGATCACCTTTGATATCTTTGTCATTATCAAACTGCATGTTGAAGTGGAACAAGCCGTCGCCTACTGGCTTAAGCAAGTAATCATCAACATTCTTGATAACACTCTTAACTGTAATACTAGCTGCACCCATAAGCATACTGATACCGCTAGCAGTTCTACCTACGCCTGAAACTCCAGTCTGCCCGTGAGCGAACGAAGGCATACCAGTGCTTTCATCTGCAAGTTGTCTAGCTTTATCAAACATCTGCAAGTTTTCTTGTGAGACGTTAGGAAACTTAGTTCCAAAGATAGACTGGCCCGGAGCACCGCCCTGACGGCGGAATACTTTGCCCGGATATACAGTCAAGTCCTGCCCCGGCACAAGATTAGTTTCATCCACTTCAATAAGCAGATTACCAGACAGAGCCCCGTTATCAACTGCCATACGCATAAAGCCATTCATAAGGGTCTGCGTGTCTTCCATATTTTCTCCCACACCAACACCGAAGAAGCTGTAAGGATTAAGCTCATACGGGGCTGCAGCGTAAGGGATACGCATTGGCTTAAAGGGGTTTAGCACAAGTCTAATGATTTCGTTATTAACTACCCAAATGTTGGCTTGAACTTCATCAAAGTCCTCAAAACTTTCGGGGATATCAATGTCATAAGACTCTAGAAGCTCTGTATCTACATTACCCCAATACTCAAGCACTTCAAAACGCTCAATCTGTTGTTGCTGGTCGTAATCAGCTAGATCGTCTTCCCAATGCTCTCTAACATAGGCTTCACCATATGAAATAACGTCATCAATAGCTGAATTACGGAACATTGGGCGCTTTTTGAGTGCTCTAAGCTGAGAGCGACTCATTTTATGCCTTTCAATGACGTATTCAGCCTCTTCAATGTTGTTAGCGTCGGGGTCTGGATAGAAATTCCACACACTTACATGCGAAATCTGCGGGACAGTCTTGATTGTGGGGTCATACTCGCCTTCTTCTGACCACTTAGGGTACTCTTTATTAACAGCAAAGGGGCCTTTAAGCACACCAGTACCAAATAGAGACATTTCAAAGGCTGTGCTACGTAAGTGCTTAGAGGCGTGACTTTCTTCTAGCTGATCAATGATCTTCTTCTGCATCTTCTTAGCTGATTCAAGTGCAGGATAGAAAGTAGGCGATGCAGCTGTTGGACCCTCGCCTACTTTTAGACCTTTAGCTTTAGCCAACTTCTCTTCTAGCATACCGAGCCTTAGAGATTTACCAGTAGCGCCTGCAGGCGGGTCTTTACCGTCGCCCGGAAAGCCATACGGGGAAGCTGTATCTTCTTCAGGTGCACTAGAGTCAGGCGGCATACCAATATCAAAATGAACAGACTCTGAAACGCCTTCGGGCAACACAGTAGGCTCAATAGTGATTGGGAACCTGCCGTTACCGAACAACACCTCTACAATCTGTGCGTAAGCTGCAATGACTTTAGTTTTAGTAATCTTGATAAAGACTTTGCTCTTCTCATTATCTGAGAACACAGCTTCTGGTCCGTACACACCTCTGTAGTTACGATAAGCCCGTAGCCAGCGGTCTTCGTCTGTGCGTCTGTAAGTCTTAGCTTTGTAGTACTGCCCTGTAACATAGTTTACAAGCGGGGAGTACTCAACTGCTTCACTTTCGTCATCTCCTAAGCTTACAGCTTGAGCTTCAAAAATAGAGTCTTCTGACATTTATATATCTGTCCTTAATAGCCGAATACTGGATCGGCGGGGCTATACGATGTATTAAACATACTTTGATCTGTGCCCCATACTGTGAATGAGGGTCTAGACATAACACCATAGCGCAGGGCGTCATATAGATGATCTTCTGATTTAGTGTCTACGTCTTCGGGATTCTTAGTGTCGATTGGAATGGCCGGTATCTGAGCTATGAGGTCTGTACAGTTACTAAAGAATACAAGACGGGGCTCTTCAGTGTACTCTTCTACTTGAAGCCTTCTATGTATCTCATTCTTGCCTGAGACTCTAGAGCCTTTACTACGGTCTGAAGGCCTCCACCTACAGCCTTTCATAATCATCTGTTCAGCCAGTGAAGGGCCCGTATCACCTCTTTTGTGCCAGCACGAACTGTCTAGAACGCCGTATCTGATGTTGCCATCACCAGCCTCTAAATCAAGAACCATTTCAGCTAGATCAGTAGCTAGCACTTTAGAGACATATAGTTCTCTATAAACAATTAACTGTTCTTCTGGAGATACAGCAAACCACACTACAGCACTATAAGAACTATAGCCGTAATCTGCAGACCTAAACTTTACCCAATTGGTGGGTATCTCAAAGGGCTCAATAACGTGTGCATTACGATCAAACTCAGAGAACGCCGCACCTTCCGCTATATCCCAATCACCGTCTAGAAGCTGTCTTCTCTGCTGCTCTGGCAGAGACAACAAGTTAGCTTCGTAGTCATCTGTAGCTGTTAGATATGGGTTATCTGATAGTCTGGCTGGAATGAATCTCCTCTTAAACAAAGATTGACCTGCCCTCTTATGAGCACGGGGGTATACTAGTATGTCGCCAGTCTCAATGTTAGTTGCACTGAAGCTCTTACCGTAAGGTGCAGGATCAATAAACATCTTCTTGACCCAAACATGCCCTCTACCACCCGGATTGCTAGTAGCTCTCATAAAGATTGGCAAGTCAGTGGCTACAGAGCGCAAACGTGATCTCATGTAGTTCCACGCAAACGGTGTAGCCCACTGAGTCAACTCGTCGAAGCCAATCCAGCTAAAAGCCTGCCCCTGATATCGAGTTACATCTTCGTCTCTATCTAGAAAGGTCATCCAGAGCTTAGCTCCAGACGGTGCAGACCACTGCATCTTTCTTTCGGACCACTTGATGCCCGGAATGATTTTAGGATAGAGTTCTTGTGACTTAGCTACAAGTTCTCTCAGCTCATCCGACGTATGTCTAAGAAGAATACCACTAAACTGAGGATGAGACATGTAACGCAAAGGGTCAGCTAGCATAGCGTAGCTTTTGCCACCACCAGCTGCACCCCCGTACAACACTTCTCTCTCAGATGCCCCGAGAAACTCTGTTTGAGGACCCTCATTAGCTTGAAAAACTATATTACTCGGCTCTATAGGCTTTCTCGGCCTGCCTACGGGCCTTTTAACTGGCTGTTCTACTGGTTGTTCTACTATCTGTGGCTCAGAGACCGTAGTTTTCTTTTTCAATTTGTTCGGCAGTTTCAAGTGCCTTTTGCGCGGTTTCGGCCCACTTTCGGATAGTTTTTGCTTTATTGTTTCTTTTTTTACCATTATCTAAGCGTTTCTGAAGTCCTACATGTGATATTCGTCTACCTGTTACTTGAGATATCCAGTTAGCTACCTCTCTCAGTGCATATCTCTTCATATGCTCTTTGGCTACTATTAGAGCTTCTAGTTCAAGCTCTACAGGTCTCAGAATACGGGGGTTCTCTTCATCTAGAACATAGCCGAAAGGAATAGTGCTAGATACTCGAGGTATAGACTCCCACCTCTTAGTTTCAGGCTCTCTATAATCAAGAGGCTGTTCTATCTTAAACTCTTTGTCGTTCTTAATCTTCATCCTCATCCTCTAGAGGTTTTTTCGGGGGTAAGATCATCACCCCACCCGAGTTAGATACATTAATATTCTCAGTCTTAAGCAAGCCTGCGCGATCCATAATGTCTTTAGCTACAGTGATCTTGTCTTTTACACCTAAAGTCACTCTGTCAGTCAAAACTCCTGTTAGCGTAGCTGCAGCTTGTGGGGTATTGTAGATGAGATAATCTTTAGTTGCTTCAATGATCTCGTCTTTGATACCCTCTACAATCAAACTAGCTCTAGTCTTATCTGAGTAACCAGCCAGCTTCTTAGCCTTTGTGAAGTCCCCACCAGCTTCCTCAAAAAGTACCTCTAGAAACAACTGTTGCTTATCTGTTAGTTCTCTGTTAGCCATAGTTTGTACTTTACTCTTTCTCTAATGCTTGTCTGGCTGCGTTGTTGGCCTGAGCGATGCGCGCAATACGCTGAAGTAAAGGACATTCATCTACGTTGGGATTGTCCACACATTTCTCAGGCCAATAGAATGGCTGCTCAGTCCATACAGACAGGCAGCTAACTGCTTTAATCGGGGGAGGTTTAACTGGCCCTATTAGGGTCGTTCCGCAGGCTGTCAGGACTGACATCAGTAACAACGTCGCTACGAGCTTTGGCAGCTTCTCTAACATCTTCTGCATCTCTTTCTAGCCAGTTGGCTTTAGCTGCTTGTTCAGTTTTCTTATCTGCCTTCTTAGCTGATATACCACCCACTATGCCAGTGACAAGCTTTAGTACTAGTTCAAGTACAGACCACATTAGCAGGCACCGTTAGCTATAGCCACTTGCTCTCTGACTGAGAACATATCAATACCTATAACCGTAGCTATCTGAAAAGCAGTTGACAATTTCTCACTCAGAGTCTTAGCTTCTGAGAAGTCTTTACCGTTCCTCTTAGCTACCTCAATCAACTGAGTTGAAATGAGAGTGACTAATTCTACACGAGCTGCAAGAATGCTAGCGCTATGGGCTCCACTGTTGTGCAACAGTGTAAGACGGGCAGCTGACTCTGTTACTGCAGCTCTCTCGCTATCCGCTAAATAGGGCAAGACAGCCTCAGCAACAATGCGTGCTCTCTCACCTCTAGCTGACTCACACGAGGCTGGGCCAATCATTTTGTCAAACACATAACTCACAGAGTTATTGCCTTTGTCTATAAAGCCAGCACAGGCTGAAAGTGTAACAGCTAGAATAGCTACAGTGATGTATTTCAACATTTTATGATCCTACAACAGCTTTGACTGGCACTTTAAAACAGTTGATCTTAAAATCCACTATAGTACCGTCTTCCACCTTCTTTGTGTAGGCTGCGGCTGCAAGTGCATATGGAGGGCAAGCATCAACTACTGAACTCGTAGCTACAGCTGTGCCGTCAGGTTGCACTACAATAGCTAGAAAGACCAGAATAACTTTAATCATGTTCTGTTCCGTCCTTTACGGGTTGGTTGCTTCTTAAGATTGGCACGAGCAGGCAGTACTTTTAGATTGGTTCTGCTGTTATTATTGGGGTTCATATCTTTATGGTCTACGTGCTTGCCGTCGCCTTTGCGTACACGACCCGCTGCAACCATAGCTCCCCGAGCCTTATTTCTGTTTCCTCTAGCCTTTAGCTGAGCTGGAGTACCCTGAAAATCATCATATTCTTTTCTATAGTTTCTCGGGGGCCTCTTTTTTACAGGACCAGTAGCAGGTTTTGGTGGTGCTTTAATACGAATACTCATTTTGTTATTATACTCTACTATGACACAAAAGTAAACTGTGCTCTAGATTCTTCAACACCAATCACAATCTCAAACGTGTCAGCTAAGTCTGCATAGGCTACAATCTTGTCGCCCGGATGCAATACTAGCCTGTCACTGTCTATAACTTTGCCACTAGTGTGATGCTCAACACCTTCATTGTACATAAGATAATGATACTCAGCGTCCTCTGCATGATAAAGCTCAAGAGATAGATGCTGTTTAGATGCAGATTTATTAGCGTATCTAAGAAACACTAAATCAGCCACAAAATTATTGGGGCAGGTGTATAGAACAGTTGCAGACCCGTCTGCACTAGTTGAGGCTACACCCACCCCTACAGAATACTTCTTTAAATCAGAAGCCATTAATACTTGTCGCCCATATAGTCGTAGTCTTGAACAATTCTAGACTTCTTCTTAGCTCTAGTAACTTTCTTCTTAACTTCTGCCTTCTTCTCTGCGTCTTTGCCTAAGTTATAAAGCTCTCTAGCTGTCGTGCCTTTATTTGGCTTCTTACGGGGTACTGGTGCTTTCTTACTAGAGCCAGTACTAGAGGCTGCAGCTTTAGCTGGCCTTTTACGGGGCACAGGATCGGGCACTACTCTGTTAGAAGCTTCAGTCTCTTTTGGCTTATTAGCCTTTACTTCTCTAGCCTTAAGGCTATTCACAGACCTTCTCTTTTTCATCTCTGCTGCGCGGGCTTGATTAGCTTCTTTAGGTGAGGCGTCGTTAGCTATAGCTTTTGCACGGGCTCTGTCGCCTGCTTCATTGTCTCTCTTAGTTTTAGCGATACGGGGGTCTACTGTTTTAGGATCTTTCTTTGGTGCTTTACTCTCAAGATAGTTAATAGCTGCCACAGTACCTGCCATAAAAGCTGCTGCACCAGCTCCTCTAGAAAGAAGAGATAGCACTCTAGCTTTAGTTAGGCCTGTTCGCTTTGCCCAGCTACTAACTTGTGAGGGGGTGGGCTTTCTACTAGCGCCATTACCGTCTTTTCTAATATTAAGCTTCTTAGCTCTGGGCCCAGCACTTGCAGAACTAGACCCGCCAGTCTTAGCTACAGCGTTGCCGCCAGTCTTAGCTACAGCGTTGCCGCCAGTCTTAGCTACAGCGTTGCCGCCAGTCTTAGCTACAGCGTTGCCGCCAGTCTTAGCTACAGCGTTGCTACCCTTC